AGTAAATCCCGCACCGCCTATGATCTTGTCAACGTACTTCTTAACGGAAATCGCGGGGTAAAAATCACCCGTGGTAAACACATCCGCATACGGACTTGGTGCCTGTGTACGTGTGAAGCTCGCTTGACCGTAATCAATAGCGGGGTAATAGTAATCGTTACCCGTACTTCCTACCGAATTGGTCCATGAATCCACGATATTACTCCCATCCCATTCGTGGTTCAACTCGCTGAAATCTAAGTCAGTCAATTCGCTATCGCCTAACTGCTTAAACAAGTTGACGTTCTCACCGTACAAACCAAGTTCATACGTCTTAAATTGACCGTCACTTTTAACCGCCAATAATTGCGCAATGCCATTGAACACTTCAACACCGTTCTGCAACACGTAAGAGTTCACCCTTACGCTCGGATCAAATCCAATTACCCACTGATCAAATCGGTAAATGGAACCAAACACGTTATCGTTGTGCGGGGTTCCGGGCACTTCAATGGTCCTGCTAACCGTTCCTTTGCGCTCTACGGGGTTTTCTATGTCCGTAATGGAATAGGTTAAACGAATATCAATATCATCGCTTAAATCCAACCTTTGCCCGTCAATGTAAAGTTCTGTTATCATAACGGCATCGATTCGTCAAAGGTGAATTTGTAGGTAATGGTGAGCGTGTGAAGTTGGTCGAAGTCACGCTTCCAAACGTTGTAGCTTGTATCGGTTACCAAAATGGGAACTAAGTATTCAACAACACCTTCATCGGTATTAAAAGCCTTTCGTAACCAAAGACGTGGTGAGCGCACCATTTCAGCTAACCATTCAAATTCTGCATCGGTTAACCAATCACTTGAAACCGTGAACTCTTTATTGTAATCTACTTGTGCGTTGTACTTGGAAAAGTTAGTGTAGTTTCCATAAACTCCAGAATAGGCAAATGTATCGGTCAAATAAGGACGGCTCGCTTCAACTCTTGTAATGCTTTGCCTTTCTCGATTAGGCTTGGTGAACACGTAACTATCAACCCCACCTAATTGGTTCTCAAAATGAACCTCGGTAAAGTCAAAACGTGAACACTCGCCATTTAAGAAAACCGTGTATTCTATCGATGCAACTGAACCATCCGCTTCTTGCATAGCAGTTACCGTGTAATAATTATTTCCACTCGATACAATACTTGGAAAATCTGTTGAACCGGGTTGACTATCCGATGTTAATGAACCTGAAATATTTTGAACATCAAACGGCATAAATGGAACGGCAATCATATTGAACTCGTTTTCCTCATCCGATGCGTGGCTTTGTGCGTTAATTGTAGGAATTGTAAATTCACGATACACCGTTCCATCTTCATAACAATACCGATATCGTATTGCATCAATATTTGGCAAAACTTGTTTATTACAAAGAAAGTAAAGATTTCCACTTTGGTTGTAAGTGTTTGAAAAGTTAGCGTATGCCTTGGTTGATTGCGGGCGGTTGGTCAATGGTAATCGAGAATCAAAAGCATCGTTATCCAACCAATAATTAGTTTTCAAGTTTGGAAATTGCACAAAGTCAAAAACAGTCCAAGCCCCATTGTAAATGATAGCCGTTTCCGCATCCCGTGGCGCTGGTTCTCCACCCGTGTACTCTTCATCGAATTCAACGTCGAACTCAATGTACTGAGAAGGGCATCCAAAACTTTCAGAAACTACAATACCACCATCCGCAATCCGTGGGGTAACTTCAAAGTAACCTCGCACAATTTCCTGAAAATTAAAGCGCCCATAGTTATTATTTGTCGCACTTGGAACCGTCTTCAACTTAGCCACCAAGTTTCCATTTATAGAAACATTTGCAACGTATCGGAAGTTCGGTTCTGTCTTGTTATCACTATCAACCACGTACACCAACGGATTTCCCGCGGGTGAATACCTTGGTTCAATTACTTGGGTTAAAATCGTTATTGCCATATCATTTAAAAATCACTGCGGTCATCGCTTGGGCGGTAAATTCTGCAACCCTTTGCGCTAAATCATTTAATCTGTTTTCGGTGAGCGTTGGTTGAACAAATGGGTGAGCATACGTTCCTTTTTTGTAAATGCTTCTGCGTACACGGGAAGCCAAAGAATAAACATCATTTTTACCACTCGCCATCGCTTTGAATTGTACCCACTTCACCATATCCTCCAACCTCGGATATTCCTTAACCGTGAATGGTGAATTAGGGGCTTTTGAACTGCTTTCAGTACCCTTTTGCCCGTACTCCAACGTCTTCCAGTACGCAGGTGCTTCGATTTCAACTTCGTAACCTTTGCCAAACCTTTTGATCGGTGCAACGATTAAAGATTGTTGTAAGTTACCCGTCGCACGGCTTTTGTTTGCATCAATCTGCTTTCTGAAAAGTTCGATTTGCTCATTACACCAATCGACTATTTCCTTTTCAACACCTTCAAAAGCTTGGTCAATGTCGGTAGTTCCAAACCCACCAACCGCAGGATTGAACGCACCACTCACATCGTTAAACTCGATAAATGCCATACTTATTAAATGGGTAAATCAAAAAAGTTACCCATTCGCTCGACGCTTTATTTCAAAGGCTTCATGTTTGCTTTTCTCAACTTGGTAACTTGCATAGTTAAGAAACTCCATCGCTGGCAATTCAAATATTTCATTCCATTTCAACACGTCGCTCCCCGCCAACCTATCAATTACAACGATCCACCCGTAACGCTCGGTGAATCCTGTTCCGAGGTCAGGGCGTCCATCTCCTCCTTCAACGTCTGTATTTCCTTGTCCAAAAAGGTTGGTAAATCTTCGAGCAACTTCACCCAACTGGCCAAAAAAAAAGCGGATAACCCCAACGCTTCAACGGCTAACATCTTTTCCTTCACCATTAACGCACGCTTTGAATGGTCTTTCCCGTTGTACTTTTTAGGAAACCAACCGAACTTCGTTTCACGTAGAAGTGATGCAACGCACAAATGTAAGTTCTTTACACCGTCCTCTTTTGTCTTATTCCACTCACTTATTTCAACGAATTGAGCGGTGTTTATTTCGTCAAAGAATCGGGTTACATAGTAACGCTTGCCGTCAATCTTTACGAATGATTTGAACGGTTTAAACGGCTCTTTCTCCAACTGCTTTGCAATGGCTTCGTAACGCTTGCGTAAGTCAATCAATGGGTAATTATCTACCGCATCGAAACCGTTACCCTCCACGATTGCTACAACCGAGCGCATATACTCCCACCCTTCCAAGTGGTTAAGATCGGCCAAAAGTTGGTATTGACCAACGGTTAATTTTTTCCAAATGTTATTGTATTGCATATTTACCTCTATTTTTCTCTGCTAATTTATTTAACGCCAAATACCTCAAAGCGTCCATGCCGTGATTGAATGAATCGATGGGTACGTTGGTAGCGTTCCCGTCCTTTTCCTTCCATTTGTAAGCGTTCAATTCTTTGAGTAAGTTAGTCGATCGGTTGGTAACGTTTATCCTGAATCGCTTTAAAATATCAATCCCGTTTAAGATACTATCTTTCCCCTTGTTTGCACCTTCAATGCGCCATCCCATGCGACGGATTTCTTCAATACTTTTCGGTTCTGCTGAATCCGCTACAATGGTAACGCTTCTATCTATACCCGATTGGGTAAAGTATTGGCTAATATCCTGATTTGTGTACCCTTTATGGTACATTACTTCGTCAATGATTAACTCACCATTGTAACGGTACACACCAACCACTGCGGTCGGGTCGTTGGTAAATCCGAAGTCCATGCCGTAACCAATCAAGTGCGCATCGCTTGGTATCGTTCCAATCGTGCCCCAGTTCCGGTAGATTAACCCTTCAATCTTTCCGGTCATCCCACGGGCGTACACCTTCCAAAGTTCTTCATCCTCATTTCTGATACCTTCAATATCCCGCCTCGTTTTGTCACTTAAAAACGGGTTATGCCTATGGTCGGAAATGATCAACTCAACACCTTCCTTACCTATCAACTTATCATGCACCCAAAACCGAGCGTTAGGGTTATAGTCAATAAAAACCTGTTTATTAGTTCTTCGTGCTAATTCCCAATAAATCCAATAATTGATTCCGTTCGCCTCATTCATAAACAGATAATGACGCTTTCCACTCTTTGCATCTTGCGGGTCTTGATAGCTTTTAAACTCTATGATTGAACCGTTGTGAAACGTGTAGATACGATCGCTCGCATTGTACCCTTTAATCCAACTTTGAATATCAGGCGAACTCGCTACAATAGTTTGCATATCACGAAGCGCACCGCTTTTGAGGTTAGGCACGTCTTGACCTACAACAGTAATAACCTGGTCATTTTCGCCAATCGCTTTTAAGCATAGCACTTGTAATATCGAGTAAGTTTTACCCGAACTTGTACCGCCTTGGTTAACGATAACCTCGGCAGTTGAATTGTAATTGCGTTCGAATATGACAGACGTTTGAAACATCAATCGAGAATAATTGCATCCTCACTATTTGAAAGGTCGATAGGGCTTGAAATGGTGGCCACGTGAATTTCTGCTTTCGGCATCGATATTGTACTGTCAATCGTTTCCTTCGGCTTTCCGTACACACGATCAAAAAGAACTTCCATAAGGTGAATAGAACCACGGCTCAAATCACGCTCCATCTTTTTGCTAATCATTTTTAACCAAAACGGCACATCGTCACGTTCGCCAAGTTCGCTAATTTGTCGCTCGGTCATGCAAAGCATTGCCATGATCATTTCGTTGGCTTGACTACTCGATAGCTGAACATTAAACTCTTCAATGAACAAGTCTTTAATTACGTTACGCAATGCCTTCGGGCGTCCATTCCGATTGATGTTTTCGGGGTGGCTACCAAATCCGTGCGGGCTTTTGCCTTTCAAATGTTCACCGCTTGGCATCAGATTTCAATTTTGTTAACAATCTCTTTCAGCTTCTGCATACACATAAGCTTCAACTCGTAATCGGTAGCACCGCCCACGCTCACATGGTCCACCGTTTCGGCTATATCCATAAGCAAGTGAGCAATGGTTGCGTATAACTCAACCGCTCCGATAGCCTGTTCGATTACGTCGTTTTCTTTTGTCGTGGTCATTTCTCTAACTCCTTCAACTTTGCTTCACTCCAACGAAGGCCAGCTAAACCGCCCCAAAGAAGGTAGGAAATGTAACCACAATCGGTAGGCTTTCCCGTTTCGTAATACGTCTTTGCACGGCTCAAATAGGAGTACATCCGTTTAATCGTTGATACACTTAGTGGCTCACCGTCACGCAACTGCGTTGCACGAATTTTTCCCACCTGCGTAGCGCACTGATTACCATTCTTTTCGTTCAGTTCAATACCTCGTTTGGCGTTGTTCTTTACCGCTTCGGGGTAGTCGGAATGGCTTTCAAATTTTGCGTAGCTTTCCTTACGGCTCAAAGCATTACAAACCGCTAACCGTTGAATAGGGTCTTCGTACTCCGTTTTCATGACTGTATTAATCATGCAACGATCTAAGAACTCACTTTTGCTTTCGTCTTGGTTTCTTTTCGGTAATGGCATCGGTTGTTTCTTTAATGTTCACAATTTCGCTCGGTTCACTTTTTGTGAACGTTTCTTGAATAAGTTGTTCATGGATTGCTTTATGCCTACGGTCAAGTTCAGCATCGTAATGGTTCATGATAGTCGAGAATGCGTTAACGGTACACGCTTGGCATCCACCCGTCCAACGCTTACCCATTACCTCGCTCCATACCCCACCCATTAACATTACTTGTTCAGCACTTAGGCGTAAGGTCTTTTCGTTTTGAAACTGAACCCATTTAGGGTAAAGTGGTTCTAACCGCTTCAACTGTTCATCGGTCATTCTGTTAGCTATTTTCATATTTTTTTAATTCACGTCGTAAATAATAAATTGCTTTGATCAAATCCTCTTTTGGGTTTTCGTGTTTGTAGTTTGCTCTTGCGGTGTATTTAATCACGTTTCCAAGGTTGAAGTTCAACTCAAAGGCATCGATTAAATCAATCGGTTGCACCTTTCTATCGTAGTGTTCAGGGTTCATTTGCCGTAGGTTTCTTTAAAGTATTGTTGTGCATCAATCCGATCATGGCTTGTTTCACCATTGCAGAAAGCTTCCCTAATTTGGTTATATTCTATCAACTCGGCTTTGTCCCAACAATTTTTATTATGTTCAAAATCTTTTTCGGTATGTGGTTCTGTTATTAAACAAGTTGCTAACCATTCTATTGCAGTCAGTTTCATCGGTAAATCCTATCGATTAAAAAATACGCAATAATGCAAGCGATAAAACCGCACCCAATAGAGTAAGCAAACAGGCTCAACACGGGAAGTTCTACCGTTGCAAAGAACGAAGCAACCGCAGTCCAAAACGAAAGGCATACAAAGCAGTTGAACGGCTTGAATCCGATCTTATCACCAATGCCCGTAAGCTTGGTAATCGTTACCCCTGCACAAGCAGAGAAAAACGCAATGAATAATATTTGTAAGTAAATCATTTCAATTTCTTTTTTAATTTGTCCTTAACCGTGTTAATGGTCAATCTTATGCTGTTGTATGGTATAGTAGTCGATGTGCTGATACGTCGCATATTTTTGGCTTCAACGTAAACCATAAACAAATTACGTTCGTACCAATGCAGTTCAGCAATGGCTTCCTCAATTGCTTCCATTTGCTTTGATGTTTGAACCTCGCTTTCATGGTCGTAAATTTCAGCGATCACTTCAACACGTGTCCAATCAACGTCCACACGTAACAACCGATCACGATACTTCTGGTCCCACAACGAACCCTTACCCAAAAACAAACGGTAGATTAACGATAGCACGTACCACCGATGTCCTCCTGAGTGCCAAACCTCCCAAAGCTTTGCATCCTCTTTTTCGAGTAACGCTAAAAGCATTTCTTGGTATAGGTCTTCACCATCGAAGTGCGTACCCCTCACAATATCGTAACATGACTTACGATAGCTTTGGTGTTGGAGTACGTCTGCGATTAGTGGGTGCATACTTATTGAATGGGAAATTTTAGAAAGGTAACCCGTCGTCGTCGGGTACGAATCCCGCCTTGGTTAGTGCAGGGTGGATTTCGCTCGGGGCTTGCATGGGTGCATCTTTCGCCTTCCATTTTACCCAGTGCGTTGCTTTGCTCTTTTGGTCAACCTCTTTGCGCTGACCTACAAAGACTTCGATGTCCCCGTATTGGTTGGTGGGTAAATCGAGTAAATCTTGTTTTTTCAGTTGAACCTTTACCCCGTACTGGTTCGCCCAACCTTTGCCTACATACTTTTCGTTTTCCATATTTTTAGATGTTTGAATAAATCGCTTGAAAATCGGGTGCAATGTAATTACGCTCTTTCTCCTTCACTTCTCGAATGAAATTTAATCGCATTAAATAACCCCCTATCGGTTTACCATACGCACCTCTTTCGATATGCCAACCAAACGCACCATCGGTGAACTCGTCTTTGTAAGTTGATGTTCTAATGTCGTGTTGGATGCGTTGCTTCACTTCATACGGTGCTGTTGTACTAATCGTTTCTTTGATGTTGATGTGATGATAAAGTTCGTGAACGTGCCCCATCCAAAGAACATCGGCACCGTCAACCTGTGCGCCCATGCGTTGGTGTTGAATAACTCCCTTGGTTACCACACCACCGCCACCGTGCCCGTGGTGGTATTTAAGTTTGAAGTTGATTTGGGCCGTTGAATTTACACGGCTAACAGTAAACACGATCCAACCGGCATACCCACCATTGAGGACCTTCGCACCTGTTTTGTAATTCAGTAACGAAACGAACCGCTCGGTTAGGTCTATTTCGTGGCGCTTGCTTACTGCGGTTTCATGATTACCGTACCCCACAAAAATTAAATGGTCGGCATATTTTGCCCACCATTCAACTGCTTCGTTAACAACCAAGTCAAAGTAATTACCGCCTTGATGCTCTGGGCGAATATCGTCTTTGCTCGCACGCTTGTCGTACTTTCCTTGCATGATACAAAAGAAATCACCATTGATCAGGATTTTGGCTCCCAGGTTAATGGCTTTCTCGATGTGTTCTTGGAGTAGGTCACGACGGCATTTAGGATGATCGAAGTGCAAATCGGATAACAGAAGGAACTGATCGCCGTCTTTGCATCGGATTGATACGATGTTGCGCCCGTACTTGGTTGTTTCCATGGTTAAAATACTTTTGTTTCTTTAACTGCCCTTTCAACCAATTCATTAGACCAACCTAAATCATAAAGAGAAAGCTGAACTTCTGTAACGATATCTTTAAGGTTATCAAAGTCGCCTGTATATGGCAATTCTCGTTCTACTATTCTTGCTCTGTATTCGTTTTCAATTCGAATATGAATTACAATTTTTTCCATGGTTAAGCTTTAATGATTGAAAGATAATACTTTGCGTCTTTCTTATGGCTCTCTTCATAACTTTTTAACAAGTTCTTTTTAAACAAGCTTTTAAAGTGAGCGTCTATTTTTGTGGATTTTAAAAACGCTTTATGCCATGGTCGGTACGTAGCGTTGCAAAGTGTTTGATGTAGATATTGACGTAAACAACGCATTTCAACCTTCATGTTAAGATACTGATTCATGAAGTGATCACCTTCGTAACGATGTTCACGGTAGGTATTACAGGCGTGCCTAAGTGAACGCTCGTAATTGTATAGCCATTCGAACCATTCCAGTTCTTGCCCTATTTCAAAACCATAGGTATTGAATTTTGATTTGTTGAATGGGTGCTTCATAGCTTTTCAATTTCTTTTTTTACTTCTTGCCAAAAAGTTATTTTAGAATTTACATAATCTTTGTCAAACCCTTCAAATATGTAATAATCCAATTCTTCAATAATTTCATTTATTACTATCAATGAAGATTTTTTACATTCAATTGCACCGATTGAATAAAATCGTCTTATCAATAACAGTGCTTTTTCTTTTGGTGTCATAGTTTTTCGATTTCTAAAATTACCTCTTGCCAATAATTATCTAATTCATTACAAGTTAACTTATAACATAAATCAGTTAATGTATTTTTATAATTTGAGTTTAATATCTGATCGACTGCAATCAATGCACATTGTTTGTTTACATCGTCATAATTGTATCCAGCAATGCCATCCGTTTGTTGTCTAAATTTATCAACTAACTCTTTTGCTTTTTCTTTTGGTGTCATGTTTCCGTGATAGTTATTTGGTGTTGGTTTTCGATTAGTTTCTTTTTCAGTTTATACAACGGTGTGCGCATTCCCTTCACGTCTTCAATAATCGTCTTACTTAGCGTTTTGTCGTAGTAAACGAAGTCGGCTTTGTACGTGAACATTTTTTTGCCCTCTAAGGCGAAAACAAAAGGCACTTGGAGGTGTAGGTCCAGTACCTCTCCGTTCGTCGCTCTATGCGTCAGAAAAACGTATCTATCGGCTTCCTTCTTGCTATCGAAGGTGATGCCATCGACCTTAGTTTTTTTATTGTTGTATTTTGAGCGTTTAACCATCGTTTTGATTTGTAGTCAGGACAGGATTCGAACCTGTATGGGATTTACTCTTTAGGATACCCTACCACTTGCAAGGAGATGTTGGCGTAGTTCCTTCTTCTCCGAGTGGCATTTGCGTCTACCATTCCGCCACCTGACTATTTGTACTTCCTCTATTCGTTGTTATACGCAAGCATTATCCCAAGTCGTCACCACACCTTTTACACCTCATATCTGGACAACTCCCACTTGAATAATACCAAACTCCATCTGGATGACTTGATGCTCTACACCAAAATCTTTCCCACCAATTACACCATTCTTTATTCTTTGGTTTTTCAAGTAAATATTGCCACCAATACTTGCTAAACCAATGTAAATGAAAATGCCTGCGTATAACACGGGTTTTGTGCCATGCCTGCTTTAGTGCTTTAATTGACCTTTTCATCTTTTATTTAATTTTAGTTGTTAATTGAAATTTTGTGCTTCTATAACGGCACGGACACAAAGCCCGAAAACGTATAGTACTAACCAACCCAAAGTAGTCAGGGTAGGGCTCGAACCTACAACGATGCAACCAATTAAGGATGTGATGCCATTTTCACATTACGCATTACCTGACTTTTGCTTTAATCATCGTTAAACATTTCTGTGAATTTAAATTATTCCACACGCCTTTTCAATTTAACTTCGTATAAATTAGCAGTCTGTATCTTATACTTACCAATTTGTAATCTTCTGTCAAAGTATGGTTCTTTTTTAATTGAAAAGGCTTCCCACCCTTCTTTACCAAATTCATTTAGAATATCATCGCAGGTTTTATCACTATTTCGTTCTACTTTGAATTCTTCTGTTTTATATTCCCACATAATTTTAAGTTTGTGCATTGCAACTATATAGATTGACGTTTAATCATCGTTAAACATTTCTCGCATATCGTCGAAATAATCCTGCTCCGCTTCTTTCGCCCACTCATCCGCCATTTCTACCATGTCGGAATGTTCGGCTTCATTTTGTTCGTATTGTTCACCGTTGCGAGTAACTTCGAGGATTTCCCAATCGTGTGGGTCTTCGGTATCGACGTGGACTTTAAATTCAATATCCCCGTCTTCGGTTTCGAGCGTTAGCCAATCTGTTAGGTTCATGGCTTAGGCTGTAATGTGGATTAAACCGTAAACGTTTTTGCAAATTTGTGTTTTTGCTTTTTTGCTTCGCTCAGTTTTTTGTGCGATCATTTCCTCACAAAGTTGAGTGTCTTGGGTTAATGATTGCTTAACTGCCTCGATTGGGTCAACGCCTGCGATAATTAGGTTAATCGCTCTTTCTTCTACTGATTTTGAAAACATTGTTGTCATAGCTTGTTTGTTTTTGGTATTACAAAGATAAGGGTAAAATTTAATTGTGCAAACTTTTTTTTAAGAAAGTCCA